GATTCTTCTTACCGTCTTCACGCTTTTCGGTGATATACTTTACATCTTCGATATCTTCTAAAATTAACTTCATGTCTTTATACCTTATGAATAAACGCTAGTTGTAGGATTTTTTGTCAATTCAACAACGATAAATCCTGCAGCAGCAGAATTCAAATTAGCAACAAGCGTCGCGGTAGAATCATTGTTTAACGCAATACCGTTGCCAGCAAAATCCATGTAACCTGTTCCGGAGAAAACACCTACAGTGTTTGACCCTCTTTTGACTTCCCAATAACCAGTCGCTCCGTTTGCGGAGCCATACCAGATTTGAGAAATATATGCGCCGACTACTGTTTCATCACCGATTGCAACGTTGCTAACAGAACTGTTACCAGCAATAGTGATTGTCGCATTTGAAGTCAAATGAACGACTGCAGATAAACCTTTTTTATTATTGATGATCGGCATGATTAGATCCTACCAATCATATTTTTGTCGCGTTCTGCAGATTGTTCATTCTGTGAAGCAATATTATGAACCATGTCCTCTAGTTGAGTAGACATGTTTTTCATTTGCCATAGGTTGTCAGAATGTGCCCATTTGCTGTCTGATTTGTCACAGTTTGCTTTGTGCTTCATCAAATGTTTTGCAAGGTCTTCAACTGCTTTCATTGCGCGCTTGTGGTGAGTGTTGTATGCGTCCTGTGCAACGCCTTCATCAAGTTCAACAGATTCCTTTGCAGTTTTTGCTGCGTTTTTGAAATCTTGTGCGGTCGGAGCCTTTGGGTGACCTGCGGGTCTGCTGATACCTAGTCTCTTACGACGATTGACGTAGTAATAAAGACCCTTCTTTTCTTCCTCGACTTCAACTGCTTCATTTTGTGAAGTTACAAGTTTTTTACCAGAATATGCAATTTTACCGTCACCCATATGACGAGCAGATTCGCCAGTTGCGCGATGTGCTGCTAGAACTGATTTTACGTCTTTGGGTTCGACTTGTGCATACTTCAAACCTTCAGTGACTTCAACAGCTTCCATTGCTTGCTTGCGAATGGTTGCGAAGTAAACTTGCTTGCCTTTTTCAGCGCCGTATTGCTTTTGCATTGACGACTTCATTCCTGAGTCATCATACTTTGCTTTCAACTTCTTTTCTTTTTTCTTGTCCGCAGAAGTCATGATTTCCTCATGGACTTTTTCGTCCTGCGGTTTATCATAGCCGTGACGTTCAGGAGAACGCTTGACAGTTTTTACCTTCGAGGCCTTAAATACATCATCGCCATTCTTGTTAGCATCTGGCGTGACTTTAATTTCGTGTTTTGCGACGAATTCTTGTTCGCCCTTTGCTTTAGGTGTATAACCACCTAGAATGTTGTCTAATGACTTTGCCATTTTTATTTTTCCTCTGAATCCGAAGTTTCGTCATCTTCAAGGTCTACATCGTCAATATCGTCTAAATCACTCAATAGATCATCAAGGTCATCATCAGAAATGTCGAACTCTTCATCGTCCTCTATTTCATCTTCTTCATCATCTTCCCATTTCTCATCGTCCCATCCGGCTTCTTCTTTACCTTCGCCGCCGAACATAGACATTGCGACTTCTCTTTTCTTGCCTTCAATAGCAGCATGAATCTTTGACAACATCAATGAATCAACTGCTTGCTTGACATTCAAAGGGTTTTCCGTCGCTGAAAAATTGATAATATCTTCAATGTTATATTTATCACTCATGATACATTAAACTCCTAATTGTGGTTGAGTTGGCGCTTGCGGAGGCATTGACGCGCCGCTCGGTGTTTCTGTCGGACCTTCCTCGGGTTGTTGTTCTATTGGTTGTCCATCCGGGCCCAACTGTGGGTATTGAGGATTGTTCATTTCTTGTTGAATTTGCTCATCAATCTCTTCAATTTCGTCATCAGTTTGACGAAGGACATTTTTACGAATCCATTCATGTGAGTAGTATTTTCCTGCATAAGGTGAAATGTTATTCAATGCGTTAATACGATCATTGAGAATTTCCATCTCTTTAGATTCGGCAAAGAAACTGTCACGAGCAAACTTGAATCTAAATTGTTTTGAAAAATCATCCCACTCTTCAGGTGTCATAATTTTTTTCAAAATTAATTGCTTTTCAAGACAACCAATAAACAAATCTGAGAATCTTGCGCGGAGACGATCAATGAATCTAGCAAATTTAACTTCTTCTCTAGTTATTTCTGATGCACGACCGAGTTGGTATTGTGACTCAGGATCTAATCTGCTGAAAGGAACATTGAGTGATCTGAACAATCTTCTCTGGAAGTATTTAACATCCTCTAATTCCCCGAGATTCTGACCTGCAGGTAATGATGTGATTTCCGTTCCTCGCGCACCTTCACGACGAGCCATCCAATAATTCTCTGTCATGGTCATCATTTTGCGATCATCACGGATTTCGCCAGTATTAGAATCGTAAACTAGGCGTGACTTATAGCGAGTCATCATGTCACGTAAATATTGTTCTGCCTTCATTTTCGGAAGGTTACCTACGTCAACGTAGAAAATCAAACGCTCAGGCGCTCTAGTTAAACGATAGATTAACGTTGCATCTTCTAATGCACGGAGTTGGTTCATCGGTTTGATTGCTTTGTGCATGTAACTCAAAACCATTGTGCCATCACGATCAGTTAAACCTGATGTGACATGAACGATTGAGTCTTTCGCAATACGCAAACCGTTTGTGGATCCCATTGCTGCTTGAGCACCTGCACGTGCTTGAAATCCTTTGTCATTATAGACATAGTATTCGGCGGCAGTTTTCTGAATGGGGGATGCGTTGGGGTCAGATTTGTCGCGTTTTTTTGAAATTTCACGAATTTTTCTGATTTTTCTCGGGTCAATGTATCTGAGTTCTTTGATACCGTCATTGAGTTTCTTGTCATCAATAATAACATGATAATATAGTCGACCATCAATATACCATTTTTTGAAAATGTCATATGAATATTTGTTGAAATCTAGCAAATTCAATATATTATCAAATTCAGTTGTGATAGCTTTTTTGACGTTGTTTGCAATTTTAACATCATCTAAAACCAATTCAACTGTTTTGACATTTTCTTCATTGACTATCGAGTCGTTTACAATGTCTTCAATAGCAGAATCAATTTCTGGTTGTTGGGCCATTTCACGATATTTAGATACTAATTCTGCTTCTGTTCTAACAGTGCCATCAAGATCAATGTATGTTCCATATTGGCCACCAGCAGCAACGACAACTGCCCCGTCATCCTTATACTCGGGAGTAAAAGATGGCAGGTCACTTGTTTCCTGTTTTCTTCTAATTTCAAAACCAAATAAGCTGGCCATTTAATTTCCTTCAAATTAAAAGGGGCTATCATGCGGACATGATAGCCCCTCGTATAAACAAAAATGTTAGTTCATATCAGAGGCTAAATTTTAATTAGCTACGAGAAGTAGAGAAGCCAGGACCTGGCTGACTAATATTGTATGGGACTGCGCCTGTGGTATTTTCTTCAGTGTATGGTTCCCACCAGTCGTATGAGAATGTAACGTCGAAAGTTTCAATCTGGTTTGTTGTTTCCCAATCAAGATTGATTGCGTCAATTTGAGTCGGGAAAATGCCGATGAATTTATAAGAACGAATCGGCTTACCGATATTTTCGCCAGACTTACCAGCCTTTGAATACTGTCTTACAATCGCAGTAGATTTGTAAAGTAGAGGGCTTGCACCCGCAGCGTTTACGTTTGTGACGAGAGTGTTAATTCTGTTTGACCATTCTTCGAATCTGGCACGAACTTTGAAATCTTCATCGTTCATAACAGTGATAGACCAGTCAGCGAATGTTCTGTCACCCGCCAACTTGATTTTTCTTCCGAAGTAAGGAATTTGAATGTCACCGATAGTCATAGCAGGCAATTGTGAAGCCCTTGCGACAAACTTCAATTGCTCTAACCCATTATAACTAATTTCAACGTCGAACAATGACGGACGAGCGCCGCCATTGACAAGACCTTGTGATCTGAATGTGTTAATGTTAAAAGGCATGTTGTTCTCCTATTCCTTTTCTTTTATTTATCAGAATTGTCCGACGACTTCAGAGAATGCAACACCTGTTCTAACAGCAACAAAGTTCAACTGAATGAAATTGATGGAACGAGCAGGTTTAATGTAGATGTCACCTACAAATTCGTTACGATCAATCACTTCAGGTGTGTTGTTTGTTTCGTCACAGACAACCAAGAAATCAGTGATACCTCTACGACCCTGAACATCTGCCAAATAAGGTGTTATCAAGTTTTTGAATTGTGAACGAGTGAATACATCGTTGAACTCAAACAAAGTGCTTCTTGCAGAGCGAGAAATTGCCTTTTCTAGAACAATAAACAATCTTCTCACGTTAATTCTGTCAAACGCAGAAGATTTTCCTAGAAGAGTCTTGTCACCATACAATAGTGTGCCTTGACCTGGGAATGTCACGACAGGGTTTACACCATTTTTGTATAGCGTGTCACGATCTGCTTTAGATGGGTTGTATGCAAGTTTGACGAGATTTTTAATTTGACCTCTGTTCAATCCTGCAGGTGACCACCACGGATCATTCGTAATATCAGTTCTTGCACATAGACCTGCAATGTCACCGTTCAAAGGAACCCAACGATACAAATCGTTATAGCGATCATACATGTATTTGTAACCTGAATCCAATACAGCGTATGATGTTGAACGGAGGTTATTTCTTGTTGTAACAATCGCATCAGCGGCTTCGCTTCCTGTTTTGCCGATAACATCTGACTTTGGCGGAGAAACGAAAACAACACAATCTTTTCTGACTTCAGCTAAATTGTCGATTAGATAATTTGCTAGTTGACCTGAGTTGTCAATCGTCTTACCAGTCAAGATCAATGAAATGTCAACATCTTCTGGTGACAAGAATTGATCATATGATCTAGCAAGATTGGTCAAACTGATTGTAGATTCATCTGCGCCGTCTCTGCCCATTACGAAGTTATAACTCGCAACGTCAACAGTTGTTGATCTCAATTGTGAAGCTGTATCTGATGCAGCGCCTGACAAATCATTGATTGCATATACATATGCAGAATTTTCATTTATGATGTCTTTATAGTAGTTTGCAGCACCATCAATTGTCTTTGAATCTGTCGCACGAGAAATTCCGCTGTAAACTTCAAGGATGGTTCCAGGAACACCTGAGACCTTACCCATTTCGTCAACAACAACCACATGCATTTCATCAGCGTTAACTGCTGTATTTCCGAAATTCAATTGGTATTCGGACTTAGCAGGCGCGGTGTCAAATGTATTATAGAATTCCCAGAAACGATTTAGTGTGGTATTGATGGTTACGTTTGAAATTTGCTTGACAGGTTCATCAAATGTCATAGTAAATGTAGCAACTGCGTTAGTGGTGTTACCAGAAACACTCGGTGAAGATAGTGACGCAATTTTCAATTTCTGCGTTCCTACTTCAACTCTATCTGTCAAGTTCAATGAATTGTAAAGTGACCATACGGTTGTGTTCGCGTCTGTATTAGAAGAAGCAAAATCAGTTGATGCTACTGTAACAGTAACTGTAGCATTTGTGCTATTTACAGGAGCAGTCACTACAGTAGATTTTGTAGTTGTTCCGTTAGAAACTGCATAAGTGCTATTTGAAATGTCGATTGCGGATGTGTATCCGACCGCATCAGCACAGACAGAAATTCTCAAACTGTTACCGATTTCACCTGGGAATCTTGCAACAAAATGCACATCAGTGTCGTATGATGATATATCTTTTGCGTCAAAATCTTCACGGTTTTTGACGATTTGACCTGATAGGTTTGCAACAGAACCGCTGTTTGCAATTGCAGTGAAAGCAGTGTCGCTTGCAAGTTGGATTGTTCCGCCTGTTGAGCCCAAAACTGCTGCAGAGTTTGAAGCTAGCACGAATACTGTGCTGTTAACTACGTTAACGACTCTGGTGCCCGCTGCTATCGAGTTATTAGTAGACGCAACAACAACCATGCCATTAGTAATGCCTGTGGTGCTAGCAACTGTTACGTTTGCTTGGTTTAAAGAAACTGTTGCAGAAGTTGCAATAGGTGATGTGCCTGTTGTGTTTGCAGCTCTAGAAACATGCAAGCGATTTCCGTAGCTCAAAAAGCTAGCAGCAGTCAACCATGTTTCTGCATTTAAATTTGTAGGTTTACCGAAACGACTTGCTAGAGAGTTTTCGTTGTCTATCAACACTCTCTGTTCTACAGGTCCCCAACGAAAGACACCTGCAATAGCGCCATCTGTCGTTGACACCGCAGGAACAATAGTAGTTAAGTCAACTTCACTAACATTGATGCCCGCACTTATTTGGAATGACATAGGATTCTCCTTTTTCAAAGGTTTATTATAAGATATTCTCTTTATTTATAAATGCACTAGATTCAATCCCACATACTAGCTATACGCATCCAATGAGGTGACTCTACGTCAATACCTAATTCATTTACAGCTTCATTGTCATTCCCATCGTCTAAAAACCCGTAAGGTAATAAGTCACTCATCAATTCTTCTTCAGATTTTTCACGCAATTTTTGTAGTGTGTTGATGTCTGTCATTTCTTTGAAATAATTTTGATCAGACATCCATGCAAACAAAACCAAAGGCATGACTAAGTCATCATGATTTCCTGGCTCTGCTTCATAACTACTACCTTTGCGAGAAAAGGTTGTCAACTCAAGTATCGTATTGTGGTCATTTATTATAAGTTGGTTTTGTTCAATCAGAAGTTTCAACAGAGAACAACCGACTGATTTTATGACTTTGGTTGTCCTTACACCTCTTTCAGCATTCTGTGAACCAAAACCATTTGAAATTTGCTTACCTGCACGACCTGATGCTGCAGTGTAAAGTATGTTTTCATATTCGTAATCATTATATATGCTATCTACAACTTGACCACCTATGTCGTTAGTTTCGACAAGGACTGCTGCTTCATTATACATTCTACATACACGGGCAACAGTTTCAGCGTATTCGATAGGACTAATCGTGTTGTTTCTGAACGCAACAACTTGTTTGTATGGCATCTGCGAAACGTCAACAATATGGAACGCAGAATAGTCAAGACCTTTTCCGTGTGAAACGTCAACAACGCAAACGTAAACTTTTCCTGGTTGTTTTTCTTCGTAGATATACATACCATTACGAGCAAACAGTGCAGGTTTCACAACCAATTCTTTCAATTTCCATCCAGCAATCAGTGTGCCAGACGAACCTAAGAATTCGACTTCGTGTTCCTGTGAGAACTTTTCGTAGTCGAATGACATTGCTGCGAGTGTTTTTTCTTTCCATGAGTCATCACGACCCGGAACGTCATACCACATAACTTTGATCGGGTTGTATTCGTTTTTGCCCTGGAGTGCGTAGTCCCACGTTTTGTAAAAGTGGTTCATACCATTCGGCGTAGACACCAACACAACCTTAGTAGTTTCCCCGGAAGAAATAGTGGGAAAGGTTGAGTTGAAGAACTCATCCCAATTTTCAATAAACGCTGCTTCGTCAATAAACAATAGGTTGATTGCGTAACCACGAATAGAGTCAGATGATGTTGCTGCTGCGATGACACGAGATTGATTTTCTAGAACAAACGAACCTTTGTTCCATTCGACAACACCTTGCTGCAACCACTTCGGCAAATGTTGGTATGCGAGTTGAACCTTGCCTAGAATTTCTCTAGCAGTGTCACCTTTGTTTGCAAGCAACGCAACAGTTTTTTCAGGATTGAATATGATATACCAAAGAATGAACGCACAGGTGGTTGTCGATTTTCCGATTTGACGAGCAGTTGCGAGAATCGTATAGCGATTTTCCGCCATAGACGTCAACATGTTTTCTTGGTAATCATAAAGATCGAAGTTGACAAGACCTTTGTCAACGTGTATAATTTTCATGTAGGTTCTGCAAAAATATACAGGATCAGTAGAGCACTTCATATACTCAGCAAGCATTTCAGGTGTCCAGTCAATACCGACACCGGCACGCTTGAGATTTACGTTTCCGTTATATCCTTTGTAATTTACGTATTCTACATCATCATTCATTCAGGTTTACTCTTCATGTCCTTCAGAAATTTCTGAAGCTCTGCAGTAGAACCTACGAACAAGTTATTTTGAACTTTGTTTCCGCCGAGACCATCAACAGGTCCTTCAATTGATTTCTGAATCTCAATTTTTGTTTTTCTGAGATTCAACAAATCCTTGTTTGCATCGACCAATGTTTTCACCATAGTCGCAAGAACCTCGAATGCACGGGGATGTTGGGTTTGGGCTGCGACTTGCGCGAGCTCGTCTAACGCATTCGCACCTGTCTCAATAACGGAATATATGTTTTGACGCGCATATTCGTAGTCGTTATTATCGTCAATTGCGACAGTGCCCAAAACTATTTTAGGTTGCTCTGGCATTGGCGCCATATCAAGAGCTTTACCTATAGTATCATTATTTGCCATTAAGTTATTCAGATAGAATTATGCCGGCGATGTCTGTGACAAACCCGTAATCATCATCTGCCTCTATTAGATTTCTGTCGATAGTTAGTGAAGAATTAGTTGTAGGATTTCCGTTAGCGTCAAGCCCCGGAGCAACAGTAACACGATCATTAGGAGTGCTGTTACCAACAATGCTTCCAAGATCCGTATCACCGCTTTCTGCAATGTAGAAATTGGTGTTGGAAAATTTGATAATATTCGATTTTTTAACAGGCCCATAGATGTATCCTTTCAATGTGAAATCAAGAGTCCAAATTAAGGCTCTTCTTTCTTTGAAGTTGCCATCATATGTATCTTCAATCTGTATGTTATTTAACACAACAGGAATATCCATATTCACACTCATTTCAGGAATCAATGCGACCGTGGATGTCCAATCAGGAGTGAAGAACGGCAGAATTTGCTCTATAATTTTTGTTCCGTCTTCTGCATTTTTTACGTAAACGTATAACTTAAAATTGAAATTATATGGAACAGGATTATATTGATACTTCATTTTGTTGGGATTGCTCGGATCCTTCACGGCAATCCTGCCGAGAGTATTCAATTTCCGTGTGCTATCGTATGTGACACCTTCCATGACAAATGACATGCGAGGAAGGATAACTGCTGCTTCACGTTGAATTTCAGGATCGTTTTCAAGACGAGTCAACATCTTTTCTTTTGCGGCGTATGCAAGAGGAACCTTCAATAGGTGAGTTGTTTGACCTGCTGAGTTTGTGCGAGTGATATGAACGTCATTGAATAGCGTCCCGAAAAGGATCACATATTTTCGCATTGTGCTGAAATAAAAAGTATGCCCGAACATTAGTAAACTCCATTTTCCGAGAACGGATCACGTTCACTGAAGTCGAGGAATTGCGATGCCTCATTTTCGATGAAATCATTGTCTGCATTAGGATCTATAGTGTTCATGTTGAATGTTTCCATGACTATGTAATCCCCATCCTCAGTCGCAAGCATGAAATTGTCTTCGGTGAGAACACCGTAATCATAAATGTTGAGAGACAATTTGTCTTGAATGTCATCAATTTCGGGAATGCCTGTATTGAACTGTTCGCCTGAATATTCGAACAATTCACAAGTCAAATCAAACATTTGCAATGCACCTAGCGGATAATAGATAGGTTTGTTGTCAACATACTTAATTTGGAAAATTTTTCTGTTCAACGGGAAGTAAATGCAATCACCTTCACGAGGACGAATGAAATCTCTAGCGATACCAATCTCATCTTCAAAGACACGCTTTGCAATCGTTAATGTTACTTGATCACGAATTTCTAAACCGAATTTAGACATGAAACTGCCGTCACCGCCGAAACCGTCAACGTTTTTGATATACAATTCAACAAGAATTGCTTCGTCATATGATGAGTTGTCGTCCGTCCCGTATACTTCGTCTTTATTGTTCAAAGTTCTAGGAAGATAGAACATATCCTCACCGTAGATTTTAATTGACTCAATAATTAAACTCTCTAGCAGAAGTTGCTCTTGAGAGTTTTGAAAATTATTGAAATAAAAATTCGTGGCCATTGATCATTATCCAATCATATCGGTCACAGGTAAACTGTAACTAGAAATCATCTCTTTTTCTAGTTGATTTATTTCTTCGATAGCTTCGTTGTAAATTTGTTGGCCGTTGAACGTAATACCACCAGGCATTTGCATACCTTGATATTTTTTCAAGTTGTTGCCCCATTGACGTTTGATCAACGCTGTCGAATATTGTAGCAACCAGCGGTCCGCCCATGCATCTGTCCAAACAGCGGGGTCTATGACTTCATATGCTTCGACAATAATATATTCGCCGACCGACACTAGATCCCAATCCATGTCGATATGCAATCTGTTTCTGTGGCGATTATAACGGATTGGTTTTTTACCAACGAGCAATTCTTCGATCAATTGGATGTGCTGCATTGCCATGAAATAAGGAACCAATGACACACTAGTCAAAGTGTATAGGTCATTTAACGCAATCTGATAACGAATGTTGAATATGTTATTGACGTTCAAAGATGCGCCGACATTGAAAATATTTACTACGCCGATGATGTTTTCAGGCATAGTGATGTATTTGTTGTTTTTGTCAGTTTGAGTTACTTGATACTTATAGTAAATCTTTTCGGTACCATCAAAGTGATAATCCCAATAATAGCGCAATGCTTCGTCAATACGATCATCAACTTGATCGTCATCCACGTTAATCTCAATAACGGGAGCACCCAATCGGCGCAAGCAATTTTGTTTGAAAGTTTCTCTTGATGATGGGACTGCCATTTAATGTCTCCGTGTTTTATTAAGTATTTATGCGGAGATCATTTTTTCCTGTTTACGCGATCATCCATCTTTTCAATGATTCTAGATCCAAACCAGAACGCCATGATAGTCGAGAATAGTGCCATAGTTTCCGTGTCCCAAACAGCGTCTAGCATTGTAGGAACTGATTGTCCGTTTGCAATCATCACGTAAGCAGCAGAGACCTTAACTGAGACAAATAGTAAGAAAAATAAGTATGTAATGACTGGCCTAATAGAAGCTCTGAGTGCGTTAAAAAACTTTCCACCATCAATAGACTTATCATGATCACGAAGAGATTGTCCCTCTGCAACATCCGCCTTAATAGCTTCAAGTGTGATATTCGCCTTTGCTGCTTCAAGAGATGCATCGAGTTTAATTTTTGTGAGTTCGACTTCATGTTTTAATTCCTGCTTACGTTCAAAAATACGAACAACAGAGGGTAGTAAACTACCAACAATACCTAGTAGTGGCGATAACAGTGCTAACATTTCGAAAGCTCCTTATTTGGGTGACTGTGATGTTGAAGAAGATTCTGTGACTTCACCCGTATACAAATTTCTGATTTTTTCTTGCCCTCTTGTCCATGCAGCAACACCTACGATAGCGCCCATAGACAAATGATAAAATCCTGATTCTTTCAACGTGATCGGGTCCCATTGATCATACGGAGCACCCGTGAGATACGAAAACACAATCGTAAGGAACGGAAACAAAATGAAATCTGCAAGACATACAGCTAGATATTGATACGCCATAAATGGGCGCCAGTATTGTTTGATCCAACTGTTTTCTTTTGACATTTTACAATTCCAATAGTTTGTTTAGTGTATCGGTGTCTATTGTGCCGGTGATCGTAATATCATTCCGTTTTTGAAATTCACGAACTGCTACTTCAGTCGCCGAACCAAAATGACCATCGACAATAATGGCCGCACCTTTGTTGTTTAACATTTTTTGAAGGTCCATCACATATGACGACTTGTCACCCTTTTTAGCCATGACAATATTGATCGTCGGTTCAGGCCTAGCAGTCACCGAATCAGTTATTTGGTCATTAATGGTTTGTTTTGCTCTTGCAAGATACAATTTACGATCATCAAAGCCATTCAACCCGCCGTTAATGCGTCTAGTTATCGTCTCAACATCATCGTTGTCGGCGTGTTTATTCAACCCACGATCTTTCCAATATTCGAGCGCAACAAGAACAGACACCTCAGGTGTTTCTGCAAGTTCGGGATTTTTAACTAAATCATATCCCAATTTTGTTCCGAAGGTCTTGTAATTTGCACGCCCAGTCAATTGAAAGATTCCACGACCTTTGAATTTCCTGCCATCACCCTGAACAGTGTTTCCTAGGTCTTTACGACCTTCATATGCAGCACCTGATGCATATTCTTCAAGTGTTTTGAACCCATCAGTTTCATGTGCTGCTTGAGCTAAGAAATGACACTTACGAAGTTTGCTGTTTATTTCATAAGCTTCAAAATGCTTGTTGAAATAAATGACTAAATCGTCAACTATTTTATCACTACTCTTTGGAGATATTTTTTTGATTATTTCTTTTGTTATCATTTTTTTCTCTTGAGTTATACAACAGGGTATGGATAGCGTGCTTTTATCTCAGAGACTTTTGCCTGCCATTCTTCTATCGTTGCTTCGCTGCGTTGAGCCTTGAAGAAGATCGGGTCCGCCTCAACTGTGTAAGCCGAACGGCGCGCTGCCTCCTGTATTTCTTTTGTAGGCGGTGCCGTAATCGCTGCGATTTCCTCTGCCGTGAAGGGACGAATCGTCCGCTCGCCGGTTTTCGCATCAGTGATGACTTCAAAATATTCCATTTCCATGTTATTTCACTCCAAAGAAGCGGACAGCTCCGCCAGAAAAACTATTGGTACCGCTTAGTGCCACTGTGACGCTCGTTGATGATGTTGATATGGTGCAGTCACCTGCATACGGAGTTGAATTGACTCCAGTAGGAGGTGTGCCCTGCGCTGCAACAACCGAAGAATAAACGCCAGAGTCAAGCATAATTGTCGTAATTCCGAACCAGCCATCCGACGTGACACCACTCCAGTTTGGCGAGATTTGAACCCCTGATGTGCTGTTAAGTCGCAAGCTGAAGTTTGTCAAAGTTGAGCTAGAGCTTACATCGTCGATTACAAGAACCAATGCAGCGTAGTCGGTTAAATTGAGTCCTGATAGAGTTTGACTCGAGCCGCTGCTGGTGAGTAAGCTGCCGAGAGAAGTGTAACTCGCAGGAGCTGCCCAACTCGGAGCAACACTTGCTCCGCCAGAAGTCAAAACTTGGCCAGCTGTGCCGTAGTTTGCTCCGGCGAGGCCGATCTGGCCATTACTTGCTATGCGGAATCTCTCCGTAAGAGGCGCGCTTGTTGTGCGTGTAAAAAATCGAATATAGCCGGCTACAGAGTTTGCGCCTGTAATAGACTCTAAACTGCCTTGAATTTGCGCCGCGGTTATAAGAGTTGTCCCGTCAAAAGCTGAATAATTCGAAGTACCTAAACCGTCTTCAGCTACTGCTGCAGTAGGGGACGCAGAGGATCCTCTGTATTTCCTGAAGTTTAAATTTGGCGATGTAGCGTCTGTCGAAGCTCTTGCCGCGATGATGGTTGTGGTACTATCACCTGACACTAAAAGTGAAGACGATGTTGCATCGTAAATAGTTAAAGGAGACGACGGAGTGTCAGTCCCGATTCCTACGGAAGGTGTCGATATGCCATTTGTTCCGTCAAGAGTAATAGTCATTGTGCTTTTCCCGGAAATTGTTGTGATTAGTTTTCATGTTTTCTCCTTTAACAGCAATCAAAACAATTTCATATAAAATACTGCTGTTATTATTGTATCAGTTATTCAATCAGAAGTTTTAAATTCGTATGTGTTGTTATTTATAGGTTTTATGCCTGTTAATATCTCTGTCAATGCACCGGTTTTATTGTCATGAGTGAATTGAATGGTAGGATCACACCATATATCCAATCCCGCTTTTTTAGCGTTGTTGCAGAAAACGTAATCCTCTCCCCAGAAATCACCGTCAATAATTTCAGTGTTAAAGAACGCATAACCTTCCTCTACATTCATGTCTACGTCATATCCGTAATACTTCAAATGCTGTAATGATTCTTGCATCTTCAATAACGCAACTTTCGAGATCATCAAAAACCCAGCAGGGACAGCCAACATTTTTAAAAGTTTACCTTCAGTTATTATACTGTTGTCAGGATTTGTGTCTGGCCTAAAAATAAATCTTTTTTCTGTTTTATTATTTCTGACAGGATAAACACCCGCAATAATATCAGTATCATATTGTAAAAACTTCATAGGTGCGTTGGGATCCCATCCCATGTCACTGTCTATGCATAATAGATGTGTGCAATCAGATTTCATGAATGTGTGAACAATCTGATTTCTTTCTTTGGCAAGTATCGAACCTGTAGTGGGCAACAATACTATAGTTTGTATACCCGCATGATCAAGTAAATATAAACTTTGAATTAATGACAATGTGAACGTGTTGTCTACTTTTCCGCCATGACAAGGTGAAGCGATCATAAGTTTTTTCATAATATATCCTCAAAAATTGATTATGTTTTAATATATATCCGGACATTTTTTCCGTAGCCGTTGTCGTAAGGAGAAAACTCACCATCGAATGGCGGAGTTTTAAAATGTGTGGTTGTGTTGTATGAGATAGTGTCTGGCAATTGTGTGTATGATTGAATAGCCCCGAGGCTGACGGTGTTGTTTCCGACAGTCACAAAAACATCGTTGCCGTATGCTATGCCATTAAAAATATAAGTAAATGATGAGCTGTCATCTATAGTCATATTCCTCCAGGAAACACCATTAGTTGATGTCTGGATTGTCCCGTTGGTAATGAGGCCGGGTCCACCTGATGCGATAAAAACACCATCGCCATATGTTACAGCGTTTAAATCCATGTATATATCTCTTGCCAGTCTTTTATGCCAGACTATACCATCAGTTGATGTTTGAATAGTACCCGCTTCACCAACTGCGACAAAAACGCCATTGCCGTATGCTACTGCAAAATTTGATCTAGTGTTACTGGCACCCGTTACTTCAGACCATGTAATTCCGTTGGTGGATGTTGCGATACCGCCTGCTGTTATTCCTGCAAAAAGTCCTTCAGTTACTGCGACAAAAACACCGTTGCCGTATGCTACGCCTCTATGGATAATCGAAGAAGAAAAAACACCGGTTCTGTTCGTCCATGTAGTGCCGTTAGTGGATGATTGTATAGACCCTGCACTGCCCACGGAAACAAAAACTCCGTTGCCGTATGCGACGCCATATTGTGTTTGCGTGTTAGCAGTAGTTCTATTCGTCCATGTGATTCCGTCAGTGGATGATGTGATACTACCCGAAGACCCGACAGTCACAAAAACACCATTGCCGTATGCGACGGCATTTTGATTACTGCTGTTTGCGCGGGTTCTATTCGTCCATGTAGTGCCGTTAGTGGATGATTGTATAGACCCTGCGAGGCCCACGGAAACAAAAACACCATTGCCGTATGCTACAGCAAATTGACCATTGTTGTTAGCAATTGTTCTATTCGTCCAGGTTACATTTTTTACATCTTTATATGGATTCAGATTCAACAATGCACCTAGTTCGGGATAATTTGATATTAAGATGGCGTTGTTTGTTACTTCTAGATACCCACTAGGAGTGCTTGGCTCATATGAAATTCTATATGAGCCAGTGGGATCATCGCAAATAAGTCCCTTTCTTAATACATCGTCAATTCGGGAATCTGAAAACGCTTCTTGTGCGCCGTTTAATAGAGTTATTTCATTGTTATCATAAACAATTTTATTATTTCCTGTAGAGTCAAAAAAAATATTTGCTACTTGAAGTGTGCTCATTTGTATCTCACATATGCTGTTAAATCCAAGCCGACATCAACGGCAGGGATGTAAAATAAACCTTCGTTATAAGATTCTATGATTCCTAAAGAATCCACAGACACGAAAACACCATTGCCGTATGCTATTCCAGAACGTGAACTATTATTAGCACTAATCATATTCGTCCATGTGATGCCGTCAGTGGATGATGTGATACTGCCCGCAGCCCCGACAGTTACGAAAACACCATTGCCGTATGCTACGCCATTTTGAGCATTGGTGTTTGCGCGGGTTCTATTCGTCCATGTAGTGCCGTTGGTGGATGTTTGAATACTGCCCGAACTACCAACTGCGACAAAAACGCCATTGCCGTATGCGACGGCATTTTGATGAGTGTTGTTTGCGCTGGCTCTGTTCGTCCATGTAGTGCCGTCAGTGGATGATTGAATGGAGCCGTTAAGCCCGACAGATACAAAAACACCATTGCCGTATGCTACACCGTATTGCTCACTGGTGTTAGCAGTTGTTCTATTCGTCCATGTAGTGCCGTTAGTGGATGATTGTATAGAACCATTCCTACCCACAGAAACAAAAACGCCATTACCATATGCTACAGCATTTTGCATGTTTGCGTTGGCGGATGTCCTGCTAACCCATGTAATGCCGTTAGTGGATGATTGGATAGTCACTGCACCAGCACCAGCCGTGGCTCCTCCGACAACGACAAAAACGCCATTACCGTATGCTACGCCATTTTGAGCATTCGATGCCGCGCTACTACGTTTCACCCATGCAATTCCGTCAGTGGATGTTTGGACGGTGTCAGCTGTATCTCCCACAGCAACAAAAACACCATTGCCATATGCAACGCCATTAAGCGAAGTATCATTTCCGGCTCTTTGTGTGAAGACCGAAAAATAATTTTCCGTCAAAACGGGTGCTGTGTCAATCGAATGAAAAGACCCTGTCAGTAATGCATTGGTCGGTGAAGCAATTGACGAATTTAATACAATTAAATCTAGCAAAACACCTTGCGATAAAACATTGTTGACGTAAATCCCTGAATTATTTACGATTGTGTTGTTCGCAAAAACCATCGAAGAAGAATTTATTTGATTGAAAGTACTGCCTACTTTCACAACAAAACTGTTTGATGCGGCGTTTACGTATATTTTATTATCAGCGCTTAAGTTTACGTTTGATACAATCAAAGTCATTTACGTTGCTTTCACATATTGTTTTGCGATAGGATTGATTAAATTATACGGCGGGATTACCGTGAATTCTGTAGTAGGTCTGATAGTTCTTTGAATGAATGCAGGGCTTCCTGCAGAACTACCTCCCACAGAAACAAAAACGCCATTGCCGAATGCTACAGCATTTCTTGTGAAAGAACCACCATTGAATGAATTGTAACCTCTGTCTCTCCACGTAATGGCATCAGTGGACGATTGAATAATCCCATTATTACCCACCGCAACATAAACGCCATTGCCGTATGCTACACCTAATAGTGCGTAGGAATTATTAGCAGAAGTTCTATTCGTCCATGTAGTGCCCGTGGGGGATGTTTGGATAACTGAACTATAAGAGTCACCCCCGACAGCAACAAATCCCCCCGAAGAATGATATGTTACAGCACTAAAACCGTTAGTTCCCATGGAGGCGGCGGTGCGGCTTGTCCATGTAATGCCATCAGTGGACGATTGAATATCATTACTCCCTACAGCCACGAAAGTGCCGGTGCCGTATGCCACACTATCAGTGGCAGAAGTAGAAGCAGAAGTTCTATTTGTCCATGTAATGCCATCAGTGGATGTTTGAATAGCACCCAACCTACCCGTAACCACAAAAATACCTTCACCGTATGTTACTGCAAAAAGCCATGCGCCGGAATTGGTGTTAGCAGAAGTTCTATTCGTCCATGTAATGCCATCAGTGGACGATTGAATAGCTGGGCTACCGACGCTGCCCACAGCAACAAAAACACCATTGCCGTATGCCACACCATATAGTAACCCTGTGTTAGCAGAAGTTCTATTCGTCCATGTGATGCCGTCAGTGGATGTTTGAATACTGCCCGAAGGACCAACTGCGACAAAAACGCCATTGCCGTATGTTACGGCTCTAGGAGTAAAGTTGTTAGCTGAAGTCACAGTAAACCATCGTTCAACACCAGTATTAGCGCCGCCTACGAGTGAGAATAAACTCGGATACGCCGCTTGTGATAATATGACGTTGCATGATACAAATTCGAACGGATTTTCATCAACAATTGTTAAACTCGATTGTGCATCATACTTCGTTACAATATCACCTAGTCGATAAGAATTTAAATTATATGGTCCTCCGCTGATAGATGACAATATAGGAAAACTAACATCATTGCGTGTTAATGTTATTTCTGTAGAATTAGCCGTCAACATAGGTTTACCGGATTGAAAAATAGAAACATTCGATCCGATAATTTGAATTCTATTGTTACCTGTAGATTCTAAATGTATGTTAGATACTTCTACTGTTGACATATTATACTCCTATTGCTAACCAATACACTGTGCTTGCGGTTGCGTTAGCAGATCTTAATGTCGCAGTTGTGGTCGTCAGCGCTGTAACTGCAGGCAATGTATTACCCACGGTGCTCACACTAGGTGTCAATTGCATGGTATATACTGCAGAAAATGCTGTAGGGAATGTGACTGATCCTGAACTTGAGTTAACCGATGTGTTACCCCATTGCATCAATAATCCATTAGGTAATCTGCTGTGTCCAGGATTTGCAATTGAAGAAGTTCCTAATGTTAAAGTATTAGTACTGAGAGTCGCATTCGCAGCAGTGACAGCACCGGTAACTGATAAATTCGCCTGTGCTGCTACGTTTCCGGTGACAGTCAACGTGCTTGTCATAGTTGCAGCAGCGTTTACTCTAACACCGGTAGTGTTTGCAATGATCACGTTCATTGTGCTGTTTGCTGCTACAGTAACAGTGTTTGTCGAATTTATTATAATCGACGGTCCTGAGGTGTTACCGGTTCTAACAGTCAAATTAGTGGAACCGTCTTTCGTGTTTATTGTAGTTGTTGTTAAGCTTGACATTATACGATCACCACTCTTCCACCTTCACTGATTGTTAAATTAAACCCGTCTTGGATGACAACGGGACCTGCAGTTAGCGCATTTTCACCCGCGTCAATCGTGACATTATTAGATTGTGTATTACTATTTATTCGATATAGATTGTTTCGGCTGTTTGTTTCACCGACAGCTCCCAGATTTCCTTTGTAGTATCCGCCGCCGCCACCAATAGAACCCCATGCGGAATTAGCAAAACCTTCAAATCTTACCAATTCACTATTATAACGGATCATACCATTAGCACCCGTAGGTCTTTGTGTAGTATTACCTACAGGTATGAAAATCGCGTCATTTGCTACTATATGCAAAGCAACACTAGGAGTCGTAGTTCTTACGCCGACACGGTTATTGACCGCATCCACGAATAAAGTTCCTGTGTCAAAGTTTGCGTTTGCAGTGACAGTCAAGTTTGCAAGTGTTCCTACTGCAGTTATACCTGTATACTCACCAGAAATTCTTGCAGTGTTTAAAGTTCCGCTTGTAATGTTTTGTGCGTTTGCATAGAATGAAGCAGGTTGACCATTAAAGTTGGATGCGTTGTTTGACGTTCCGCTGAAGTTTGTTGCGTTGATTGTCGCAGTAGCAGTTGAATTTATGAATGCTACTGCGATAGAGTTTACAGTCGAATTGACAATACTATTGCCTACAAAGAGCGTCGAAGCATTCACAATCACATTAGCGCCGACTGCAACAACTGTGGCGTTAACAGTCGAAATGCCAACACGCAGGTCAACAGGTGACAAGTTTGCTATACCTGAGGCATTCGATACACGCACTAACGTAGCAGTTTGTAGAGAGTTGACAGTGCTGTTACCAACAAACAATGCAGAAGTGTTTGCAATCACATTAGCGCCCACGAACAACCCGCTCGCAAAGTTTACGTTTGCAGCAGTAAAATTCAAATTACCTGATAACGTTCTGGAATCAGTATTCTGAACATAAGAAGCAGCAGCAGTTCCGCCCAAGAAAGAAGCGTTGTTAGCAGCTATAGTTGCGATGTATGATGCATTTACATGAACGCCTGTAGTGTTCACAGCGAGTCCTGTCCCTGCGACGACTAGAAGAGAAACATCACCTGATGTTCCGCCACCTGATAATCCGTTTGCCGCGCTGACGCCAGTTATGTCACCTAAAGTTCCTGTGACAAGTAAGTGTGTCGCATTTGATGATACGACAATGCCGTTTGCACCAGAAACCAATATATCGTCATTAGCATTCGAACTATCGCGGAGACGAATTATCCCTTGATTTACTGTTGTGTTAGCTACTGCAAGCAAATCATATGATGCGCTGTCATCTAAAGCCCAGTAGGTCGCAGTTCCATTTGAATGTAATACTTGACCCGCAGTTCCGAATCCGCCATTTGCAGAAAGACCTGCTCCTAGTATGACGTTTGCGTTAAATGTAGTGTTTCCTGTTCTTGTAAACGCGGCTGTAGTGTTTACGACATTAACTGGAATTCGGGCATACGGCAAAGTTCCGGATGTGATGTTGTCAGCATTTGCATAGAATGAAGCAGGTTGACCATTGAAATTTGATGCGTTGTTTGACGTTCCGGTAAAGTTGGTTGCGTTAATTGTCGCGGTTGCTGTAGAATTTATGAATGCAACCGCGATAGAGTTTACAGTCGCATTGACAGTACTATTACCGACCAACAATGCAGTTGCGTTTGCAATAACGTTTGCACCCACAGCAACTGCCGTTGCATTAACTGTAGAAATTCCTATACGCAAATCGAGTGCGGTCAAGTTAGCAGTTGATGTGCTATTTGAAACTTGAAGCAATGACGCCGTGTGTGTTGCGTTGACTGTCGAGTTCGTATATACTTGAACAGCAGTTGCAGTTAAGTTAGCAGTTGATGTGCTATTAGAAACTTGAAGCAAACCAGAATTATGTGTAGAATTCACAGTGCTGTTGCCCACAAAAACAGTTGTCGCATTACTGTAAACATTAGCACCAACATTTATTTGAGTTGTGTTAACGCTTGCAATACCTGCAAAGAAACCTAAAGCAGTCAAGTTAGCAGTTGATGTGCTATTTGAAACTTGCAACAACGATGAGGTATGTGAAGCATTGACTGTGCTATTACCGATAAACAACGCAGTCGTGTTTGTAATGACATTCGCACCAACTTTCAGACCTGCAGTGTATGTTACATTTGCACCTGAAAATTCTAAGTTGCCTGATAGCGTTCTGCTATCAGTATTTGTGACATATGAAGCATTTACATGAACACCAGTCGCATTGACAACAACTCCTGTTCCTGCAACAACTGCAAGAGAAACGTCACCTGAAGTTCCGCCGCCGGTCAAACCGTTTCCTGCAGCCACACCATTAATATCACCCGCAGTTCCGGTGACAAGTAAGTGTGTCGCGTTAGAAGATATGATGATGCCATTAGCGCCTGTGATAAGCACATTGTCATTTGCATCTGAACTATCTCTAAGTCTTAAGATACCCTCATTTGCTGCTGTATTAGTTACTGCAAGCAAATCATATGTTGTGTTATCATCTACTGCCCAATAGGTCGCGGTCCCATTTGAGTGTAATGTTTGACCTGCAGTACCGAATCCGCCATTTGCGGAAAGACCTGCTCCTAATATGACGTTTGCGTTGAAAGTTGTATTCGCTGTTCTGGTGAATACAGCGGTTGTGTTAATAACGTTCACTGGGATTTGTGAATATGGCAAAGTCCCTGTAGTGATATTTGTTGCGTTTGTATAAAACGCGCCGCCTTGACCGTTCAAGTTTGTGGCGTTATTTGCGGTTCCGGTATAGCTTGTTGCGTTTATTGTTGCTGTAACAGTAGAGTTTGTGAATGCAACAGAACTAGAGTTTATCGTGCTATTGACAATATTATTACCTAATACGATACTCGTATTCTGTATTGAAATGCCGTTAGTTGTTCCTATTGAACCTACAGTTATGTTCGCCGTTGCATTGATAGTTGAAACGTTCAATGCTGTAGCATATACGTTAGTTGCTACAACGTTACCTGTAGTTTGCACGGAATCTTTGTTGATATAGCTGTATACAGTCGCATTACCTGTATACATTATAGTACTATTAACTATAGAATTTCCGACTGTAATCGTATTGGCAACTGTTAGATTTTGCGCGACAGCAACATTTCCTGCCATGTTTGCGTTTATACCAACCAAATTCCATCTGAGGGTAGTATTACCTAAATTCTTTGCATCCGTATCAGGAATAATATCGCCTTGGGCTTGGAAAGTGCCTGAGGTTACGAGATTTCCTGTGACGTTAAAGTTGCCGTTAACAGTTATTGACGAATTAACATACAAATTACCTGATATATTAGCGCCGCCAGTAATAGTTACATTGTTCGACACTTGAACAACACCCGTGAATGTCGCCCCTGATAATAGTGCATAGTTTGTTAGATTGCCTGATAGTTGTGCGTTTGAAACGACGTTTGCAGCTGAGACAGACCCCACGAATGATGTGTTGTTCGCACTGCCGCTAAATGTCGTGGATGTTATCGTTCCGTTAACACTGTTATTGCCTATTGAGATGCTTGTATTTTGTATCGAAACGCCATTAGTTGATCCTATTGAACCTACAGTTATGTTCGCCGTTGCGTTGACATGACCTGTATTGACGTATGTAGAATATACGTTGACAACTGTGGCGTTTCCAGATAATCTCAAGGTTCCTGCGACCGATAATTTGTCGGTTGGTGTGGTATTGCCGATACCTATATTTCCGTTTGCCCCAACTAACAATGCTGTTGTCGATGAGTTAGCACCTATAGCGGCAGCTGTAGAATTTATTACAGTATTTACTGTAGTGTTTCCGAGGGCTATTCTACTTGACTCAATTGTTACGTTAGAACCTAAAGATATTGCAGTGCTATTTAACGTAAAATCTGCAGTTTTAATTTCAGAAGGACTGACATTAACTGATGCGGTTGCGTTTAATATTCTTATCTGTGTTGCAGTAACAAGTGAATTTACAGTAGCATTACCCACGAATAACGCAGTCGCATTAGCGATCACGTTAGCACCAACTGCGACTACAGTGGCGTTAACAGTTGAAATACCTACACGCAGGTCAACAGGCGACAAGTTTGCAGTGCTTGTTGAATTTGACACTTGTAGCAAAGTAGCAGTGTGTGAAGCGTTGACAGTAGCATTACCCACAAATAACGTAGTCGCATTGGCGATTACATTAGCACCCACAGAAACTTGAGCGGATGTGACAACTGAGTTAACAGTTGTGTTACCGATAAACAACGCAGTTGCATTGGCGATTACGTTAGCACCTACTGCGACTACAGTAGAGTTTACAGTTGATGTTCCTATACGAAGGTCAACAGGTGATAAGTTTGCTATACCTGAGGCATTAGATACTTGCAGTAACGTAGCAGTGTGTGTAGCGTTGACTGTAGTATTACCCACGAATAACGTAGTCGCATTGGCGATTACATTAGCACCCACCGCGACTATAGTTGCGTTAACAGTTGATATTCCCACACGAAGGTCAACAGGTGACAAGTTTGCTATACCGGAAGCATTCGATACTTGTAGCAATGTTGCTGTATGTGAAGCATTAACCGTGCTATTACCCACGAATAACGTAGTAGCGTTCGCAATGACGTTGGCACCTACTGCAACTTGTGTAGAAGTAATAATTGAATTGACAGTGCTATTACCCACAGACAATGCTGTCGCATTAGCAACCACATTAGCGCCAACAGAAACTTGTGTCGCAGTAACAACTGAGTTAACAGTACTATTGCCAACAAACAACGCAGTTGCATTGGCGATTACGTTAGCACCTACTGCAACAACTGTGGCGTTGACAGTTGAAATACCTGCAATTACGCTAATAGGACTTACGTTGACAGATGCTGTCGAGTTTGCAACGCGAATTTGCGTGCTAACCACAGATGAATTTACAGTGCTATTACCCACGAGAATTGCTGTTGTGTTTGCAACAACGTTTGCGCCAACAGCAATTGCTGTAGTGTTCACAGTTGAAATACCGGCTACAATGTCAACAGGACTTACGTTAACGGATGCGGTGGAATTAGCAACTCTAATTTGTGTGCTGATAACTGAAGCGTTGACGGTGCTATTTCCGACAAACACAGTAGTCGCATTAGCAACAACGTTAGCACCCACAGAAACTTGTGCAGATGTAATGACTGAGTTAACAGTTGTGTTTCCTACAAAAAACGCTGTAGCATTTGCAACTACGTTTGCGCCGACAGAAATCGTAGTACTATTTACTGTAGAAATACCTACACGCAGGTCAACAGGCGACAAGTTTGCAGTGCTTGTTGAATTTGATACTTGTAGCAATGTTGCTGTATGTGAAGCATTAACCGTGCTATTACCCACGAATAACGTAGTCGCATTAGCGATCACGTTTGCACCAACTGCAACTGCTGTAGTGTTGACGGTTGAAATGCCCGCAGTAACGCTAATAGGAGATACGTTAACGGATGCGGTGGAATTAGCAACTCTAACTTGTGTGCTGATAACTGAAGCGTTGACGGTGCTGTTTCCGACAAGAATTGCTGTTGTGTTCGCAACAACGTTTGCACCCACAGCTATTGCTGTAGTGTTCACGATTGAAACACCTGTGGTCAATCCGATTGGAGTGATTAATGCGCTGGATGTTGCGTTTGATACTGTGACGTTTCCTGCAACATTGGCAGAACCCACAACTGAAAGCGCAGCGTCTGGAGAAGCGGTATTGATACCTATTCGATTAGAGTCTCCATTTGCAACTAGCAAATTGGTGTTGACAACTAAACCATTCTTGACGACAAAATCTTTATCTGCCATTACGGTTCCCTTTCCCCTTCTGTGGCTATTTTATTTTTATTTATAATATCATACCAACTCAGGGGGCCATCCGTCAAAAGTTTCTACATGCAAATCAACAGGTGCTGATGGCCAGGTAAACTGACCTACAATAGGCCATCCTTCTTGGTTCGGCATGTCTCGTAATGCTTTTCTGTAATCACGCCACGTTTGTTTTTGTTCATCGTTATATGTTTCCCATCTATCAACTAAAACATACTTATCTGATGTTTCGAGATACACGTTTCTTCTGTGACGAATTTCTTCCTCAGTAGGTTGATAAGTCATTCAAATCTCCATTAAACAGCATTTGTGTAGTAATATTCGTGAATCCATACGACGCCGTTAGCTCCATTACCGCCAGGTTTTACGACAGGTGCCGTGGTATTATTTGACGATGCAGATCCCGACCCACCGCCGCCATAAAGGTCTCCGGTTACGCCGTTTGCAGGACTTCTGACAGATCCACCACCGGTTCCAAAACCCATTCCTGCAGATCCCCCTGCGCCACTAACTGCCAATGCCAATGCAACGCCGTTACCCCATCCTTGACTTCCTGCGCCACCAGTGACGTTCAAATCGCCTCCTGATGCACCGCCAGAAGTTCCAACAGTCGCACCGGTCGCGCCGCCTCCGCCCCGACCCAATACAAGTCCGTTTGTTGAGTTTGCAAAACTACTGTTAGTTCCTGTGCCGCCCGCACCTACCCAGGATGCGCCGCCCGCGCCGCCAATACCGACAACTATGTTAGATGTTGCACCCACTTGAGCATTTTGCAAAACCGCTACGGCAACGCCGCCTCCGCCGCCGCCTGCAGCACCCTGTGAGTTAGCAGCAGTTGCAAGGCCGTTAGATCCACCCCCGCCACCGCCACCACCTACGCAATACACCACTAATGACACCAAATTTGCATCTTTTGTGAATGTTGCGTTTGCAACGTAAACAGTTTCTTTGAGAGCAATCTTTGTAGTGTTTCCGAAAAATACTCCGCCGATAGAATTAGAGATCAATACCTGACCTGCAGTTCCTAATGCGTTATTCGGTCGCATTAACATACCACTATTTGCTTGAATAGTGATAACGTCAACAGTTGAGTTCGAACCGATGACAACGCCGCCGCCGGAATTCAACACAATATCACCTGCACTTGTGTTGCCAGTACTAATTGTTAGTGACGTTGTTCCGTTACCTGTTGTAAGGTTTGTTACTGAAATTGTGCTCATTATACTATACTCACTCTTGCACCTGTTTGAATTGTTAGTGTGACACCTGATGCGACTGCAATAGGACCTGTTGCTTGTCCATTTTCACCCGCAGCAAATGTTGTGTTTGTATTTAACGTGTTTGCATTTACACGGAAAATATTTTGACCCTGGGAAGCCAATGTGCCTAATGTTGTAGAACCGCCTTTGTAATACCCGCCGCCAACCGCAGTCGCCCAATGAGCGTTTCCAGTTGCACCTGAAGTCAACACCTGACCCGCAGTTCCGAATGAACCGTTGGCAGACAATGATTTTGTGAGGACAGCGTTTGCGTTAAATGTTACAATGCCGTCAAAATTATCTGCGGCGTCTGTTCTCGCATAATTGGCAGCAGCAACCCCACCTAGATGTGTTGCATTAGAAACAGTGCTGTTCGCAACTAACAATGTCCCCGCATAATAAGAAACGGCATTAACAACTGTAGAGTTTGCAGTAAATGCAGTCCCCACCGTAAACAATGCGGAGTTAACACTAGTGGTTACATTAGCAATCT